ATGGCGCACTACCGCTACCAGGGAGGTGAGACGCCCGCCGAACGCGGCGCGGCGCTCCTCACCTCCCCTATCGCCACCTACGCCCTGGCGCACGTCCTGACGCACGGCACCGTCACGGCCACAGACCTGCAACGTGAGTACCCCAACGCCGTGCCTGGACGGCTGGCCGTGCTGCTGCGGGACCTGGCCAAGAGCGGCCAACTGGTCGCCCACCAGCAGCACCCGCGCCCCGCCACGCCCCACTACACCCCCGGTGACCTGAGCGTCCTGCGCGCTCTGCACAACGAACTGTCCGCGTTGCTCGCCCTCTCCCCCGCCCTGGAGGTACGTGATGAAACCGACCGCTGATGACCTGCGCCAGCTGCTGGACATTCCCGCCCAGCTCGAAGCCCTGGACCGCACCCACAACGGCCTGAAGAGCGACAAGGCCAAGAGGACCCGCGAGCTGGACGGCATGAAGGCCCGCCACCGCATCCGCATCAGCAAGGAAGGCGGCTACACCAACGCTGAGGACCGCGCCGCCGCCCTGGTCATCGCCTGCGAAGACGACGCCAAGTACACGGCCACGGTCGAGCGACTGGAAGCGATCGACGGCATGATCCGCGCCAACCGCGCCCAGTACGACCTGCTGCGCCGCACCCGTGAGGGCCTGCGCGTCCAGGGCGGCCTGCACATCGTCGCCCGCCTCGAAGACCTGATCAAAGACAAGGATCTCGCCGCCGCCATCGGCTCCGGATTGCTGGCCTGATGCGCACGGCGCTGCTGGTCTACGGAGTGCTGGCCATCCCCGCCCTGCTGTTCCTGTGGTCCTGCTGCGCCGTCAGCGGCCACCACACCCGACTCGAAGAGGCGGCGCAGGCCGCCAAGGAAAAGGAGAACGAATCATGCTGATCCTCCAGATCGCCGCCGCTGCCCTGCTGTTCTCGCTGATCGCCGCCGCCGCCGTCAGCCGCGCCCAGGCCCCCACTCCCGTGCCCATGCGTGACTGCAACATCCTGACCCGCCGCCTGAGCCGCGTCAGCGCCGTCCACGACAGCGACTACACCGCACAGGAACTCCGCGACCGCGCCGACGTGCACCGCCGCATCGTCCGCGAAGGCAGCGGCATCACGTTCGAGGCGCTGCGCGCGGCCCGCCTGCACCTGGAACAGGCGGAACTGCTGAGCGACCTCGCCGCGACCCAGGACCTCGCCGCCCGCATCCGCAACGGCCACACCGACGCCCTGCGCGAGCGCCGCCAGGTGCGCGTCAACATCCGGCTGGTGGGCGCATGACGCTGCTGGAAACCATGACCGGCGTGACCGCCACCAGCGCGGAGCGTGCCCTGGGCGAGCGCTACCTGCTGGGTCACCCCGCGCAGTACGTCAGCGTCAAGACGGCCACCGTGCACCTGCGCAAGCCGGGCGCCCGCCGGACCCTGTGCGGACAGACGATCAACGTGGACGGCCGCGTCGCGCCGCGCTACCACACCGACCCCGGCACCATCCTCACCTGCAACCGCTGCGGCCAGGTCGTAGAGAAAGCCGGCGACCGCTGGGCGAAAACCAAGAGGGCGAAGTGACCGGCAAGCAGTTCACTGCATACCTCAACGACGAACGCTGTGTTGAGGACGAGACTTTCGCCGCCATCCAGTTCAGCGTAGCGTCTGAACTGGGGGAGTACCTGCACGGGTGCTACAAGATCAGCCGGACCCTGGCCAACGCCTACGCTCAGGTCGCTCTGGCCGGCGTGCACCTGCTGATTCGCGTGTCGGACGAGCAACTTGTCACCCTGAGCGTCAAGGACCAGACGACCGTCAAGCTGCCCCTGCGCCACGATGTTCTGCACCCCAGCGGTCTGACCTTCAAGCAGCGTCTTGAAGCGGACGCCGCTGAGCGTGACATTGCGGAGTTCGCCGCCATGCGCCGCGCCTCGGTCGGCGCCAGGAAGCGCGCATGATCGCCGTCGAAGTCGAAGTGCGCCACAGCACCAGCGGCATCGTGCTGCTGGTCACCCGCCCGGACGGCCGCCTGCCCACGTTCCGCCAGTGCGAGGAGGCGGGCGAGGATCACGGCCTGTTCGACCCGCTGATCACCACCGCCGTGATGCAGGCCGGCACGCGCGTGGTCCGGGAGGGCTACACCGGCGAGCTGTGCAGCCACCAGTGGGGGTTCTCCGCGCACTTCGGCCGCAACCCCTACGGGACCAGCAGTACGTGCGTGAAGTGCGGCGTGAAGGTGCGTCACGAGACTCCCCAGCGTGGCACCCGGACCACCTTCACCTACGACGGCGTGTGGGAGCTGAGGGAGCACATCTGGCAGCGCTGGGTGAAGTACGGTCCGGTCCCTGGTGCCCTGCAACCGCAGGCCCATCACCAAAAGGGGGCGGCAGCCCGTGAGTGAGGACCTGCGCTACAGCCCGCACTTCATCAAGGCCGTGGCCGGAGCGGCGGACCTGATGGCGGACATCGATGCGTTCGAGGAGATCGGCTGCCGCTTCGGCCGCGTCACTGCCGCCCTGATCCGCCTGAAGCTCAAGGACCCCTACGCCGACGAACTGGAGGTCGAGGGCGCAATCTTCCGCGCCGTGGGCCTGCGGGAACGGCTGATCGTGCTGAGTCACGTCGCCAAGCCCAGCGAGACCGACCCCGCCACGCCCACCCTCCGGCCCTTCGCCGCGTTGTTGGCAGAGCACGGCCTGACGCACGCCCGGCTGGTCAGCCCCAACACCTGGACCGCGTGGGTCGAGGTCAGCCGCGACGGCCGCACGTGGCGGAAGTTGCGGTCGACCACCCCGCCCCCGCCGCCCGCGCCACCCACCACCGTGATCGACGCCGAGATGCCCCCATTGGAGGAATCCCATGAATGACCCGGCCCCCCTCGACCGCAGCGTGACCGCCCCAGACTTCAGCGCGCACCCGCTGGCCTACTACACCTGGCACCTGCTGAAGCACCCGGAGATGTACGCCGCGTTCCGCCGCTACACCGATCAGTACCGCGCGGTCGACGAATCCCGCCGCGTGAGCGCGGACATGATCTGCCACGTCCTGCGCTTCCACACCGGCCTGCGGGCCACGGATGACACCTTCGCTGTGAACAACGTCCTGACGCCCCTGTACGCCCGTCTGTACCGCCACCAGCGCCCCGGCGCGAATGTGCCCATCCGTGCCAGCCAGCTGGACGCCCTGAGCCCCGAGGAATGGGCAGCCCTGACCGCCCTGCTGCCCCAGGAGGAACCGAGATGACCGACTCCCGCACGCACACCGAGAACACCATGGTCGAGCACCTGGCGCCCGCCATGAAAGCCAAGCTGGCCCGCGCCCGCGAGAAGGGGCGCGGCGGCTGGGAGCACCCGGAGGAGTGCAGCATCGAGCACCTGTACGACTGCCTGCTGGAACACGTCGCCAAACCCAACCTGGACATGGTGGACGTGGCGAACATCGCCGGGATGATCGGCTGGCGCCTGGAACACCACCCCCAGGAGCGCCTGCGCCTGCAAACTTACCAGGCCCACCTGTGGTGCCCGGTGACCACGCCGCAGGACGCACCCGGGTACATCAACTACTCGGCCTACCGCAGCAGGCTGGGCGGGCTGACCTGGGACGGGCGTCCCATGCCGGAATGGACCGACCTCCCTCAGAACGTACGGGACGGCTGGGAGGCCGGTGGACGCATGGTCCGGCGCCACGCGTTGGTGCAGGTGCAGCAGTTCCTGGAACGTGAGCACGCCGCGATGAATCGGGGGCGCTGGTGAATTCCGCTGAAGGCTGGAGCCGCCTGTGGGCCTTCGGCGCCCCCCACTACGTGCGCGGCCGCATGACCCTGTGCGGCCTGATGACTGACAGCGGCAAGCTGACCCTGACGGACGAGCCCGATCAGAACGAGCGACCGAACGACCGGAAGTGCTGCACCCACTGCGACCGCAAGCGGACGCAGGAACTGAAGGCGGGCCGCTGATGACCTGCACAACCTGCCGCCAGCGCAAAGCCCGCCGCGCCTGCGCCTGCTGCCACCGGCCCACCTGCGCCGCCTGCGCGGAAGAGATCGGGGGCCTGACGCACTGCCCGGCCTGCGCCTCGGACGCCCGCGAGTTCATCAACGCACCTCTGGCTCTGGAGGTGGATGACCGTGCTGCCCAAGTGCCCCGCAACGAACAAGTCGTCCTACCGAGGCCAGCGTGAAGCGCTGCGCTGGGCGCGGGGCAACCAGCGCTACCGGAGTACCTTTCGCGCCTACCGCTGCCCCGCCTGTGGCCACTGGCACTTGACCACCCAACCCCGTGACCGTCTGATCCGCCTGTACCGCCTCTTCCTGCGCACGCAGCGCCACACCTGGAGCCCACGATGACCACCGCACCGCTGAACCTGCCCGCCCTGCAACTCGACTACGACGCCGGAACGTTCACGAACACCCTGACCGGCGAATTCGGCCCGGAGATCACGGCCGTCGTGCTGGCCTACCGCGAGGGCCGCATCCTGTGGCCCAGCGCCGGGGAACTGCCGCGCCTGCCGCTGTGCGTGGACGGCAGCACCTACGGCCCCTGCCCCTGCGCTTTCGCCGACTGGGGTACGGACGGCGCGGCGCCGGACTGCGCTGAGGACATCACGCTGCTGCTGTGGCAGGACGACAACGCCCAGGTCGTGACGCTGGCCGCGCGGCGCAGCATGGCCCGCGTGCTGGAACAGTTCCTGAACATGAAGGCGCTGCTGGGCGGCGTGCTCCACGACCAGGTCGTGACGCTGCGCATGACCCCCGGTGACGGTCTGCACCGCCTGACGCTGCTGCCCGGCGTGATGCTGGCCAGCGACGTGCAGGACCGGCTGGGTGCCGTGGCACAGCGCGTGATCGGGGATGAACGCGGCGCGTGGGGTGGACTGTGAGCGGCCCGCTGCTGCGCCTCGTGGACCTGAGGCGGTCCCCTGAATTCCGCCTGGCTGAGCTGCTGGCCCTTCTGCCTCACGTGAAGGACGGATACACCTCGCAACGCATCGACGTGCCGGGGAACGTCTGGAATCTGGAGGGCGCCGGGGGATACAGCGTCGAGGTGCTGCCGGAGTACCAGTGCGGATTCAGCGGGGAAGCGGACGCACCCATCCTGATCACAGTCGTGGAGCGCGTCCAGGAAACGGAGGGCGCCAGCATGAAGATGCAGACCAGGAAGAGTGTCCGCAGTTCCGTTTTCCAGCACGGGGAGAAGCAGTCGTACGCCGTGCTGGAATGGCGGGTGCAGGTCGCGCTGCCCAGCGGGAAGGGCGAGGGCGTGAACGACCACCTGGGCGTGGCCGCGCTGGTCGCGTACCTGCGGGCGTGGGGGGTGCTGGAATGAGCGGCCGCACGGGGATGCGCCGCGCCCGCGTGCTGGCGGCGATGACGCATGACGGGCAGACCGCTTACCGGATCGCCAGGACGGCGGGCTTGAAGGATGCGGCGGTCGCCGGGGTGCTTGACCAGTTGAGCCGCATCAACGTGGCGGTGCAGGACATCCACGGGCGCTGGCTGCTGTGCCGGGGCAGCCACGTGGAGAACGCCCTACACGAGGCGCGGGAACTGCTGGCGACGGCTGAGGTGGGCGCGTGACGAGGGTGGGGGGGGTGGCGACGATCGCCGCGCGGCGTGCTACCGTTCAGGCACCCGCACAACTCGGCTCCTCGCTGACTGGCACGGCCCGCAGTACTGCGAGCAGGTACCCCCTGCCGCCCGGTAGCCTGCGAGCATCCACACGTCTCCGGAAGGAACGGTAACGTGGCCGCGCTGCCGTGCGACATCTGCCAGGAGGAAACGGTGGTCATCCCATCGGGGCTGATCCTGGTGGACGCGGAGGGAGCCGTGGCGTACAGGAGGTATCGCGTATGCACGAACCCCCGCTGCGAGAGGTACAGGGTGCGCCGGGAATCGATCGAACAGTTCCTGCCAATGCCGGCCACGCCCGAGCTGGTGGACACCCTGCAACTCCGGGCGTACCTACCACCGGACGCAAGCAGCTGTCCGTCACTTTTCGAAGACTTCTGAACCAGGAACCCGAGGGGGAGGCCGCCGCGCCTCCCCCTCCTGCTATCGATTACTCAGCGCCCCCACCCATCCCGGTCCGGAAGCCCTGGCCAGTACTACTGGCGCAGGCCATGCGGACCGGCCGGTACCTCAACGCCCAGGTGGCACTGGTTGGAGCAGTCGAGTGCCGCAGTCCCGACCCCGTGACGGTGTTAACGATCGGCGGTCGCTGGCAGGTCACGCACCGGCAGTTGCGTACGGCTCGTGCGGGCCTGCCAGACGCGCAGCAGACACAACTGGTCAGTTACCTGCTGCGTGACGATGTGCTGGTGCGTGGGCTGGATCAGGACGGACGGGAGCACTACCAAGCGCACGCCCCAACGATGGATCAGGACGAAGAGGCGGCGTTCAGCGCGTTGTGGAGGGCGCTTAGAGGTGGTGGGGTTCTGGAGCGGCTGCCTAACACGCGCGAGAGCTCAGAAACAACCCCTCCCCCCCCGATGGGGGCAACTTGAAAACGTTGAAATCGGGCAACACGGGAACTCAATTTGCAACGACTCTGGAGGGAGCGCCACGCGCGCGTGGGAGGATTGACCACCATCCTGCCCATCGGAGAACAGATGCTGGAACAGACCGTCGCCCACCGCACCAAAGAACAAATCCGGTCTCAGCTGCACAGAGACGTCATGGAACTGTTCGAACGAAGCTGCATCGTGCCGCCCTACGACACGGAACTACAGGGAACACTATGGGAATACCTCACGGATGCCCTGGGCATCGTTGATCCCCTGTACGAACTCGAATAATCCATCCGTCCCGCGCCCCCGGCCCTCCCGCCGGGGGCGCATCTCTGGAGGAACCCTATGTCACCACACGAACAGCAGTACGCCCGCCGCACCGCCCGAGGCACGCTCCTGGCCCACCTGTACCGCCTTCAGGACAACGGCCTGTGCGACCCGGCCACGCCGCGCACCGCCACCCGCCTGATGCTGGAGGGCCTGGGCGCCAGCGGCATGATGCCCCCGCCCGACCTCGCCCTGAACAGCCTGCGCTGGCTGGAAGGCGCCGGGTACGTCACGGTCGAATGGGGTCTGGACGATCACACCATCTACGAGTCCGTCACGCTCACCCAGAAAGGCATCGACCTGTACGAGTCGCGGGACGCCCGCACTCGGGAGCCGGGCCTGCTGCTCCAGCCGAGGCGATAACCGTGGACTGGAACGAAGGACAGGAGTTGAGACGCCTGGAAGAGAAGATGAATGGGGTCTGCATCGCCATGGAAAGCGGCTTCAGCGGCCTGCGCAAGGACATCGGGTATCTGGGGCGGCTGTACATCCCCCTGACCGCCCTGACGGTACTGGCCGTGATCCTGGCCGTGCTGGCCCTGGCCATCGCGCTGGAGAACCGCGCCCTGCTGCTCTCGCGCATGCCAGCGGCCATCTCCGCACCTGCGCCCGCGCAGGCGGACGTACCGGCTCACGGGCCGTGAGGGGACACCATGGCTGACTACGACATCGCCGCGCTGCTGCGGCCCAGGTGCAAGGTCTGCAATTCCAGCGTGCGGGAAGGCATCGACCTGCGCCTGATGGGCAAGGAAACCGACGAAGACGGCGAGCGCTACACCTTCGACCAGATCATCGACTGGGCGGCCGCGCACGGCACGATCATCAGCAAGGCGGGCCTCAGCCGCCACCGCACCGACCACCTGATGCCGGACGTGCTGGGAGCGATCGAGGCGCAGCGCCAGGTTGAGGCGATCGCGGCCGCGACCGGGCAGACCCTGGGCATGGAACAGGCGTTCCTGAACATGCTCGTGAACAAGGCCATCCGCGCCCTGGACGGGGCAGAGCTGGACCTGACACAGAAAGGGGCCATCAACGGCGTGATCCGTGCCATTGAGGCCCTGCTTAAAGTCAAGAAAGCCGAGGTGGTGTTTAGCCGCGAGAAACTGGAAGCAGCCGACAAGGCCATTACGGCGACTGCCCAGGCGAAGGGGCTGGACCCAGAGACTCTGGCGTCTATCCGCCGGGATCTCTACGGGCTGAGCGAAGCCACGCCACTCCCGGAGATCCCATGAGTCCCATCCTGCTGCCCTACCAGCGACAGTGGGTTCAGGACCGCAGCCGCTTCAAGATCGGGCTGATGTCCCGGCAGTCAGGCAAGAGTTTCAGCACGACGTTGGAGGCGGTCGACGACAGCCTGGAACGTCAGACCACCTGGATCTACCTATCCAGGGGTGAGCGCCAGGCTCTGGAACTGGCGAACACCGCCAAGAAGCACCTGGAGGCATACCGCACAGCTGCAGAGTCGGTCGAAGGCTGGTTCAAGACGGACGATGGCGAACGCATAACGGAATACCAGTTGCGCCTCCCGAACGGCTCTCGACACATCTTCCTGCCAGCCAACCCCGACACGGCCCGTGGGTATAGCGGCAACGTGCTGCTAGATGAATTCGCGTTCCACAAGGACAGTCGGGCGATCTGGGGCGCTCTGTACCCGATCATCACACGCCGTCCCGACTACAAGATCCGGGTGATCAGCACCCCAAACGGACGGAACAACAAGTTCTACGAACTGTGGGAAGGCAAGGGGGAGCGGGCAGGAGTCAAGGCCGTGTGGAGCAGGCACAAGGTCACGATCCACGACGCGGTGGCGCAGGGGCTACCAGTTGATGCTGAGGAACTCAAAGCGGGTCTGGACGATGACGAGATGTGGACCCAGGAATATCTCTGTGAGTTCCTGGACGAGGCCACCTCCTTCCTGTCATACGCCCTGATCGCCAGCGTCGAGGATCCTCGCGCAACCCTGGACTACGACCTGAAGCAGCTGCTTCAGATGTCCGAACGGTATCTGGGAGTGGATATCGGGCGCCGCAGGGATTTGACGGTGCTGTGGCTGTTGGAGCGTGTTGGAGATGTGTACTGGACGCGGTTGATGGAGCGCATCCAAGGGGCCAGTTTCAGCCAGCAGGCTGCCCGCCTTGACGCTGTGTTGCCCCTGGTCACCAGGGCGTGCATCGACGCCACGGGCCTGGGGATGCAGTTGGCTGAACAGGCACAGGAGCGGCACGGTGGGAAGGTGGAACCAGTGACGTTCACAGGTGCCGTGAAGAATGATCTCGCCACCTCGTTCCGTCGCATGTTCGAAGACCGGACCATCCGAATTCCCGAAGAGGAGCGCCTTCGACGGTCTCTGCACAAGGTTCGGAAGGTGACCACCAGCGCGGGCAATGTCCGCTACGACGCGGAAAGTGAATCTGACGGTCACGCAGATGAATTCTGGGCGGGCGGCCTAGCTGCGCATGCGGCGGCCAGTAGAACCACCGGCATGATCATCACCCTGTAAGGAGGGCTGAATGGACACAGCACAACTGAACGCCCTGATTGCAGGGCAGATGACCGACATGGCCGCCGCGTGGACGATGGAGACGGCTGCGCGGTCGGCGATCAGCGGCAAGGGCGTGGACCGCATCGTGAACGACCTGTTCCCCGGCGTGGACTCCAAGCTGCTGGCCAGCAACCGCGACATCCCCAACTTCCTCCAGCAGGGCACCAGCCGGTACGTGCGGGCCATGACCCGTGGCGAACTGAACTGGGAGTACGAGGGTGAGGGCGACGCGCCGGACAAGGGCCACCCCGGCACGGACCTGACGGCGCGTGGTCGCAACCTGGTGCAGGACGCCACGGTGGACGCCCTGGTGTCAGGCAAGTTCGCCTTCTGGCCGCACGTGCGTGCGGACGGGAAGCGCCGCCTGACCGCGCTGTCGGGGTTCCTGTGGCCGGTGTACGAGTCCGGGGACGTGAACGAGATCGCGGCGCTGGTGCAGGTCACCAGCTACCGCCTGGGCGACAAGACGGTGTACGACGTGCGGCGCTACTCGCCGGGCCTGCTGGAGGTCTTCAGCGCCCTGGATGACTGGCAGAAGTTCATGGGGGCGCCCGCGCAGACGTTCGAGCAGCGGCACGCGCTGGACCGGCTGCCCGTGGCGTTCCGCATCGTGGGTCGTGACGCGGACCGTGAGCCGGAGGGCATCGCGCAGACCGCCCTGCCCGCGTACCGGCGGTACGTGAAGTTCGCCGTGCTGCTGGCCTTCATCGCCACGCGCGGCGGTTTCGAGGAGCGGGTCGTCAAGAGTGACTACCTCTCGAAGTTGGCGACGGATAACCCCCGGCATCCGCTCGTCCTGGACCTGAAGCGCGTGGGCGTGAACATGATCCGCCTGATGGATGCTGGCGCCACGTACGAGCGGCTGGACCCAGTCGTGCTGGGCGAGTACAGGGAGCAGGAGACGGCCGCCCGGTCGGACGTGCGGGACGCCATGAACATGCCGGACACGGGCGGCGACCTGAGCGGCGAGGCCCTGGCCGAAAAGCGCGAGGCGTACACCGAGAGCGTGGAGAGCATCGCTGGCAGCGTGGCGGACGCCCTGACCGAGGCGCATGAGCTGGGCGCGGCCCTGCCGGGCAGTGATCTGCGCCCCGGCTGGCGCGTCACGCTGGAACCACGGTTCACCCGCGACGTGGCGGTCGAGCGCAAGCAGCTGCTGGAGGAGTACAAGGCCGGACTGCCCCGCAGCGTGTGGTTCAGCGGCCTCCAGTCGCTGGGCATGTCGCAGATCACCCAGGCCCACATCGACGCTGCGCTGGAAGCAGAGGAGGCGGACACCATCCCCACTCCGCCTAGCCGGCCGTGAGCCTTGACAGCATCGTCCGGAAGTTGCGCAGCGAGGGTGACGAGCGGGAGGCCCGCGCCGTCGAACTCGTGCAGGCCCTGTACGGAGACCTGGACCTGAGTGACCTGATCGCCCTGCTGCGCGCAGCGACCGAGACAGACAGCCCCCTGGCCCGCGTGCGGTACATGGACAAGCTCATGGCCGCCTGGGATGACGCCACCGCCTACCTGGTCGAGGCGCCGCAGGGGCTGGCGACCGCTGTGCGTACGTCCCTGGAAACCGGCGTGACGGCCACCGCTGAGATGTTCGCTGCCAGTCAGGTGGTCACGGACGCCTTCAACGTGCCGGCCACGCTCCAGTTGCGGTGGATGGACGCCGCAGAAGTGCGGATGCGCGAATTCTGGGGGAACGAACCGCCCCGCTTCCGCTCGGAGATCCAGAGCGCCCTGCGCCTCGGTCTGGAACGCGGCCAGGGCATCGATCAGATCGCGGCGAACATGAAGGACCGCGTGAACGTCAGCCGGGCGCGTGCCGTGCGGATCGCGCGGCAGGAGATCGGGAACGCGGCCAGCTTCGCCATGCGCGAGAGTCAGGCGGAGGCGGGCGTCACCCGGTACATCTGGAGGTCCGCGAGTGACAGTCGCGTCCGGCCGGAGCACAAGGCGCGGGACGGCACGGAATTCGCCTGGGATTCCCCACCAGCGGATGGGCACCCAGGCGAACCGTTCCTGTGTCGCTGTATCGCTATCCCGGTGCTTACGGCTTGATGGCCTGCCAGAAGGCCGTGAGGCTGGCCTGGGCGTAATCGGGGCGCTGGCCGGTGCTGCTGGCCGTCACGGTGGCGGTCCCGTCCGCCTCGCTGCACATCCAGGTGATGGTGGTGGCCGTTCCTGTCCCTAGGGTGGTGGACCGCGCCTGGGTGACCAGCGTGGACGGCGTGCGGCCGCTCGCCTGGAACGCCTGCCAACCACCAGCGCCGCCCAGGGACGCCGGGCGGATGCTGGGCGCGGCGATCGCCACGGCGTCAAGCACCTGCGCGCATGTCGCGGCGTACACCCGCCTGTCCGTGGTGGGAGTCTCAACGGTCGCCGTGGGGGCGCAGCTGGCAAGAGCGATTACACTGGGCAGCATCCAGATCAGTTGTTTCACCCCTTCAGCCTAGCCCGGCGCAGATGTGCGTGCGGGCGGAAAATCGCACCCGTAGGATGTGATCATCCCAATCTGGGACGCCCCCCGCCAGACACCCCCGCCCCGTGCGGGGGTGTCGCGTTTGCTGCGCACCCGTTTCTCGCCTTGGATTTCCCTTAAATCCAGGCAGCAGGGGGCTGAGCGGTATCCCACTCCACAACCGCACTTCGAGGGGCCTTCACGGGCCTCTGAGTGACATCCCCCCACGGAGGTAGCAGATGACGGCACCCAACTCCGACCCCAAGCCCGGCGACAAAGCGCCGGAGACGCCCGCCCCCTCCCCCAACGCCCCCGCGTTCGTGCCCAGCCACGACGCGGAGGTGCTGCGGGAGATCGCCCGCCTCAGCAAAGAGCGTGATGACGCTGTTGCCGAGGCCGACCGTGCCAAGGCACGCGCCGCTGAACTGGAGAGCACGATGACCGAAGCCGAAAAGACCGCACTGGAAAAACGCGCCGCCGACGCTGAAGCCGAGGTGCAGCGCCTCAAGACCGAACAGGAGACCAGCACCCGCAAGGCCGCCCTGACCGACAAGGTGGCCGACGCGGACCTAGCCCTGAAGGTCCTCGACCCGGCCAAGCACCTGAACCCGGACGGCAGCGTGAAGATCGACGCGCTGCTGGCCGATCACCCCATCCTCACGCCCACTGTCACGCCCACCGTGACCAGCCCGGACGGCGGGGGCGGCACGCAGGGCGGCGGCGTCCCCGCCCTGGACACCGCGCTGGCCAGCGGCAGCATCGGGGACATCAACGCCGCGTTCGACGCGGCCCTGAAAGGAGGTAACTGATGCTCACTGTCAGCATTCCCAAGATGTGGTCCGCCCGTATCCTGATGTACCTGGAACGCAGCTTCGTCTTCGGCAGCGCCTTCACCAACCGCAACTGGGAAGGCGAAATCCGCGACGCGGGCAACAGCGTCCGCATCCTCCAGATCGGCGCGGTCACCGTCAGCGACTACACCGGCACCCTGGCCGCCGCCGAGGGGCTGTCCGACGAAGCCCTCGACCTGGTCGTGGACCAGCGCAAGGCATTCAACTTCGTGGTGGATGACGTGGACGCTCGCCAGAGCATCCTGCGCATCGTGGACGAGGGCAGCAAGAACGCCGCCCGCGCCATCAGCGACGTGCGTGACCGCTACGCGGCCAGCTTCCACAGCGCCATCGACGTGGCCAACACCGTGGGCAGCGACGCCACGCCCATCATCATCGGCTTCGGCGCGGGCGAAACGAAACCCTACGACGCCTTCCTGGACCTCACCCAGAAGCTGGACGAGTCGGACGTGCCTACCACCGACCGCCGCATCGTGCTGCCCCCGTGGTTCATCCGCGCCCTGAAGACGCAGTTCGGTGACCGCGCCAGCAGCCTGGGCGACAAGATCACTGAAGCGGGCATGGCCGGGGACATCGACGGCGTGACCGTCTACCAGAGCAACAACGTCGCCAACGTCGCCGGGGCGAAGTACAAGATCATGGCGGGCCTGCCCGTGATCACCTGGGCAGACCAGATCGTCAAGACCGAAACATACCGCCCGGAAGCGAAATTCGGCACCGGCGTCAAGGGCCTGCACGTGTACGGCGCGAAGCTCACGCACCCCAAGGCCATGGCCGTCGGCACCTTCAGCAAGGGCCAGCTCAGCAAGTAAACGCGGCCAGGGGCCGGCAGACCCACCAGGGTTCGCCGGCCGCTCCCACGTAGGAGGGCAGGATGCCTGACGACACGAAAACGAAGAGCGGGTGGTTCCGGCACCGCCGGACCGGGCAGGTGTTCGAAGCGGAGGGCTACCAGTACCAGGAAGCCCTGAAGAACAAGGACCTGGAAGAGGTGGACGCCCCCGGCGAAACCTCCGACCAGTCCCCCAGCAGCAAACTGGTTGCCCTGCGGGAGCGCCTGGCGGGCCTGGGGCTGGACTGGACGGCTGACGACTCGGAAGACGACCTGAACAAGCGCCTGGAAGCGCACACGGTGGTCCTGCGGGAACAGGCCGCCCAGCTGGGCATCAAGCCGCTGATGCCCAACTGGAAGCCCGAGACGCTGACGGACAAGATCCGCGCGGCGACCGCTGAACGCACCCTGGCCACGCCGGAGCCCTGACCGTGAGCCCGACCGCACCCACGGACGCCCTGGGCTGCCTGGCGCTGGCGCAGCGGCAGATCGGGGACGCGAGCGGCTGGACGGACCAGCAGTGGGCTGACCAGCTGGCAGACGACTCCGTGCAGCGCGGCGACCCGGCCACTTCGTACTTCCGGCCGTACCGCACAGCCCTGGCCTACCTGCTGCGCCCTGACCGCGTCCAGGCGCGGACGGAAGGCGACACCAGTGAGCAGTACGTGCAGACCACGGCCACCGCCACCCGCCTCCAGGACCTGGACGCGGAGTGGGCCTCCCGCATCCCCCCGGAGGCCACGCCGGACGCCGGCGAGTGGAGCGGGGACATCGAATGGGGCGGCTGGTAGCGTGAGCGCCCACGCCACCCTGCGGCGCCCGGAGCCGGAGGTCGTGACCCTGCTGGTCCGCACGACCACGGCAGGCCGCCTGGGCGAGGGAACCGCCACCTATGCCCCCGGCGAGACCGTCAGGGCGCGGGTGTCGCCCATCACGGCTGAGCAGGCCAACCGCGCGGGCCTGAGCAGCACCGTCACCCGTCTGCGCATCCGGTTCGTGCCCACCCGCCCCGTGGCCGTGGGGGACCGCTACCAGCTGCGCGGCCGCACGTGGGAGGCCATCAGCGTCGAAGGCCGCACGTCCTACGCCGCCGCCCTGGTCGAGGCCCGGCCGTGAGTGCGGACCTCAGTGGCGTCCGCGCCGCCGCCCTGGACGCCCTCGGGCGCGCCGTGGCCGTGAAGGCGCAGGAACTGCGAACCGAGATCGTGGAACAGCTCAGCCAGCCCGGCCGGGGCCAGACGTATGGGCGGCACACGGCCTCCGCGCCTGGCGACCCGCCCGCCGTGGACACCGGACGCCTCCGGCAGAGCATCGTCGCCCTGAAGGTCGAACGGTACCGCTGGCGCGTCGGCACCAACGTCGATTACGCCCTCGCCCTCGAATTCGGAACGCGGCACATCGCGGCCCGCCCGTTCGTGCGCCCCGCCGCTGAGAAGGTGAGGTCCCGTGGCTGACATGCTGGACACCCTCGCCCTCGCCCGAGACACCCTGCTGGCCCTGCCGGACGTGCCGCCCGTGCTGATGCGCGGGCAACCGGACCCCGGCGGCGAAGAGGTCATCGTCCTCGACCGCGTGGCGGACACCGGCGCACCTGGGTATCGCCGCGCCGCGACCGCCAAGCTCCTCCAGATCACGTGCTACGCGCCCAGCGTGCAGCGCGCACTGGAACTCACAGCCCTGGCCCGCAGCGCACTCGCTGAGGTGGGCTTCGGCTTCATTGGTTCACGCCCCGCGCCAGACGGCACCGGGGAACTCAGCGAGTACCGGAGATAACGATGACTGCACCCACCCCTGATGTCATTTACGGCGACCAGAGCCTCTTCCGCTTCATGGTGCTGACCGAGCCGACCGCCGTCCGCCCCGCCAACTTCGACGCCACTGCGCTGGAGCTGCCGGAGCTGAGCACGTCGGACATGCCGGTCACGATCGCCACCGTCGCCCGCGACACGCCCGCCATGTACGGCACGCCCGCCGCCGGCGGTGGCCCCACCAGCTGGGCGAAACCCAAGGCGGGCCAGGGCAGCTGGACGATCACCCTGACCGGCAACGTCCAGCCCACCGCACCCCAGCGGGCCGCCATGACTGCCCTGCGGGCCGCACGTGGTAAGTACGTCTGGGTGGAACGCCGCACCGACGCAGAGACGGTGAACGAGGGCGGCTGCGCCCTGGTTACCAGCACCGGCAAGCCCATCCCGGTCGAGGGAATCGTCACGTTCACGGTCGGTCTGACTGGATGGGGCCAGCACTTCGAAGACACCAGCACGGCCGTCTGAATGGAACTCATCGCCACCAGTCGCCGTGAGCGGCAGCCGGTGGCCTGCGCGTACGGCGCGTCCCTCAGTGATGACGGGACGCGCCTGCACTGCGAACTGCTGTTCGTGATGCGCGGCCAGACCACCCGAAACATCCTTTTGCGGTGCCCACAAACCAAGACCCGCCTGCGCGTGCGCCTGCCCAAGAGCTTCCTCCGGGCGAAGGGACACGCGCGGGTTTTGAACATCCCACTGGAGGTCCTGAAATGACCCGTAAGCCCCTCGTACTGGACCTGACGCAGGCCGCTGGCGTCAACACCGTGCCACTGGACATCCGCCTGACCGCTGACCGCGTGCTGCACTTCGAGATCCCGGAACGGACCGACGTCGAACGCGCCCGCATGGTGCAGCGACTCGAAACGCTGACCAGTGACGATCAGACCCGCGACGTGACTGTGGACTGGCTGATGGAGTGCGCGGCGAGCGACGTGACCCGCGAGGAGGCCCGGCAGGCTGTGCAGCGGAACACCGCGCTGTCGCAGGTGCTGGCTGTGCTGCTGAGTGGGAGGCTGCCAGACCCAAAAGTGATGGACCGCCTCATGTCCAAGATGCTGGACAGGATGGCGGGCAAGCTGGTGGAAGCGATCTAAGCGAGGAATACGCGCTGATTGCCGCGTTCTTCCCCGGCGCCGGTCCGCCGCAGCACCTGACTCCCACCCAGCGGGCTGGGTACATGAAGCAGCTGGGGCTGGTGCTGTACCTGCGGGACCGCGCCATCCTCGCCTACCACTGGAGCAAGTACCGGGACGAGGACGTGGACGCCCTGCTGAACCCGCCGGAGGAAGACGAACGCGCCAAGCGGCGCGGGCGGGGCTACCGGCGCTTCATCCGGGCCTACGGGCTGCCGGACCCGACCCGCGTGCCCGTCACGGCCGCGCAGGAGTTCCTGGTCGCACTAAAGGCCAACCGCGTGCCCGCATGGGCGCTGAACATCGCTCCGCTCGCGGAGATCAAGCAGGAGGCAGGTGAATCATGACGAGCGGAGGCGGAGCGGGTGGTCCGGCCAGCACGGTCTACATCGACGTGCAGGGCCGATTCGAGGAATTCGAACGGCGGTTACAGGAGATCGAGGCGAACGCCGGGTCTGCTGGCGAACGCACGGGCAGCCGCTTTGGCGGTGCCGTGAGCGTGGGTCTGGGCGTGGCCACTGGCGCGGCCCTGGCGCTGGGTGCGGCACTGATCGGCGCAGCGAAGAGCAGCCTCGACCTGGCGTCGGAAGCCGCTCAGAACGTGGACGAATTCCAGAGCAAGCTGGGCACGTCGCGTGAGGAAGCGGAGCGGTTGGGCGCTGTCGCTGAGCAGGTGTTTGGCGACAACTGGACCGGCTCTCTCTCGGAGGCGGGCGCGGCGGTCGCCAACGTCCGCAAGGAAATCAAGGGCCTGACCGACGAAGAGCTGCGGTCCGTCACCGGCGGGACCGTGGCGATCGCGGAGACCTTCGAGGAAGAGCAAGGGCGCGTCGCTTCTGCCGTGCAGGCCGTCATGGACGCCACCGGCGTAGGCGCCCAGGAAGCCATGGACTTCATCACGGCCGGCTTCCAGCGCGGCCTGAACTCGTCCGGGGACTTCCTGGACACCTTGATGGAATATGGGCCGCAGTTTGAGAAAACCAAACTGCCGGCCGGTGAACTGTTCAGCCTGCTGGAAACCGGCGCCCAGAAGGGTGCCCTGGGCACCGACAAGATTGCCGACGCGCTGAAGGAATTCAGCCTCACCGTCACCGACGTGAACGAGGCCAGCGCCGACACCTACGACCAGCTGGGCCTCAGCCAGGCGAAGCTGGTCAAGGACATCGACAGCGGCAAGCTCACCATCGGAGACGCCTTCAAGCTGGTCACTGAACGCCTGAAGAACGTCAAGGGCGAGGCGGAACGCACCCAGATCATCGCCACCATCTTCGGCGGTGCCGGTGAGGACCTGGCGGCAGGCATCAAGGACCTCGACCTCACCAAGACCAAGCTGGGCGAACTGAAGGGCAGCACCGACCAGCTGAACCAGCGGTACACCAGCCTGAACGACTACGTCACAGGGATGTGGCGGCAGATCCAGCTGGCCATGCTCCCGGTCGGAAAGGAACTGCTGTCCCTCGCCAACGATGCGCTGCCCTACGTGCAGAAGGCCGCCGCGTGGCTGGGCGAACGCCTGCCCGGCTGGATCAAGGCCGGTATCGACGCCGTGAAAGCCTTCGGGACCGGGGCCGTGAACACCTACAACACCGTCCGCCCGGCGATCGACACCGCAGCGGCCAGCGTCCAGAAGTTCAGCGCGTTCCTGGAACGGAACAAGGAAATCCTGATTCCCCTGGCATCCGGCATCGGCACGGTCGTGGCCGCACTCGCCATCCACCGCGTCGCCACCATCGCCGCCACCGCCATCACGACTGCCTGGACGGTCGCCACGACCGCCGCCACGGCCGCCAGCATCGCCCTGCGAGCCGCGATCGCCTTCATCACCGGCCCGGTTGGCTTGGCCGTGGCCGCGATCACCGCCCTGGTCGCCGCCGGCGTGTACCTGTACCGCAACTGGGACGAGGTGAAAGCCAAGGCGCTGGCCATCTGGAACCAGGTCAAGGAAATCGTCATGAACGCCCTGAACGGGGCCGTCACGTTCTTGCGAAACATCGACCTGAAACAGGTCGCCATCGACATGATCGTGGGCTACGTGAACGGCATCCGGGGCGCGGCTCAGTTCGTGTTGCAGGCCGTGCAGAACCTGGGCGGCGTCGTCATCAGCGGCATCAAGAAGATCCTGCGCATCCAGTCCCCGTCCCGCGTCATGGCGGAACTGGGCGAGTTCACCGGGCAGGGCTTCGCACAGGGCATCGAATCCGAGGTGCCGCGCGTGGCGAAAGCCGCGCAGGCGACCGCCGCCGCGTTCCTGGACGCCTTGAGCGACCTGAAGACCGAACAGGCCGTGGGCAAGATCGATCTGGGCGCGTACACCCGCACGCTGGAACAGGCCCGCGCGCAGCTGACGGCGAAGCTCAGCACCGTCAAGGAAGGCACGCCCGTCTACACCGAATGGCTCAAGGCCCTGGCCCTGGTCACGAAGGAACTGGACGGCGTGAAGGGCAAGACGTCCGAAACCCAGAAGGCCGCCAAGGGCGCCGCAGACGAACTCCAGCGCAACCGGGAGCAGATCGCCCAGGGCGAGGCCATGGAACGCTACGTGGCCAGTCTGCGCCGCGCCACCGACGCGCAGCTGAGCAGCGCCCTGGCCACCGCCCGCACCAGCGGCGAAATCGAGAAGTACAACGCCATCAAGAGCGAGCAGAACCGCCGCGAACAGGAGGTCGAGGCGGCCACCCGCAAGAGTGCCGACGCAGCCAAACAGCAGGCAGACCAGCTGGCCGCGAACCGCAAGCAGATCCTGGACGGCCAGGCGTGGGAGGTGTACGTCGAGGGCCTGCGCGGCTACACCGATCAGCAGCTCGCGGCCGCCCGCGCCAACGCGATCGCCGCCGGAGACGGCCAGAAATTCAACGCGGTCCTGAGTGAGCAGAAAACCCGCGCCGATGAGGCCGCGCAGGCCGTGGCCGCCCTCGCCGCCGCTGAACTCGCCGCCGCCAACAGCGCCGCACAGCGGGACCCGCAGGGCGCGGCCAGCAGCGCCTACCGGCAGTCCTACGGCGCGGGCGATGAGGGGCTGATCAAGAGCCTGGCCGCCGTCACTGGCCTCAGCGTGCAGGCCATCCGGGACGACGTGGAAGCCGCCCTGGCGGACGCCAAGAAATTCGCGCCGGACGCTGCCGCCCTGATCGAACGGACCTGGGCGGACGCCCTGGCGCACCGCCGCGCCGTCGCCACCGCAGAGAAGGCCACCATCGCGGACACCACGAAGGCAGAGCAGGACGCCTACGCGGCCCGCGTGCAGAGCGCCATCGACTCCATCCAGCGCCTCAGCGACGCCGGACTGATGGAGCTGTACACCGAAGCCGCCGCCACCCGTGACAGCCGCCTCATGGCCGCCGTCATCCTTGAAGGCGACCGCCGCGCCCAGGAGTTCAAGGCGAACCTGGAAGCGGGCGTGAAGGCCGGCGCGGACGCCCTGGCTGCCCTGGATCTCAGCAGCCTGGGCGGGCGGGACCTCGCCGCCGCCGCCGTGCCCCTGGTGGACGCACAGGCTGAGTTCGAGGCCCTGATGGACCGGCTGCTGGAACTGCGCGGCGAACTGGACACCCCCGGCGTCGCGGAGGCGTTCGTGGCATCCATTGAGGACGCCGGGCGGGCCGGACGCATCAGCGCCGCGCAGGTCGGCCTCCTCAAGGATCAGATCAAGGACCTCCAGACCCTCCCGAAAGGCCCCCTGCTGCCAGACAACCAGCAGGGCCGGGACGCCCCCGGCAGTGACCAGGGCGGGGCCTGGACCAACCTGATGGACCAGCTGAGCGACAAGACCGCAGCAGCAGACCTCGCCCAGGAACTGAAGATCCTGGATGAGGGGCAGCTCGCCGCAGCCAAGTCCGCCGCGCTGGCCACTGAGGACGCCGCCCTCTACGCCGCCGTACTGGCGGAAGAGGAACGCCGCGTCAAGGACAGCGACGCCGCCCACAAGGCGTGGACGGACAACCTGAACAAGATGGGCTTCGACACCTGGGTGAAGGGCCTGAAAGATCTGAGCGACGCGGAACTGCAGGCTGCGCTGGAGGCTGCCCGCGCCGCTGAGAACGTCACCGAATTCAACGCGATCCTGGCCGAAATTCAGGACCGCGAGATCAACGTCACGTTCAAGATCAACGGCCTGGACACCGGCGTGAAGGCGCTCGACGTGTACAAGACGGCCATCAACGGCCTGAGCGGCTTCATCCGCGACACCTTCGAATCCCTGGCCAGCGGCGCGGGCGTCACCGCCGGGAGCGTCGTCAAGAGCTTCGCCGTCATGGCCCTGGGCGTCGTGCAGCAGATTGCCACGATGATCGCCGCGCAGGCCGCCCTGGCACTCGCCACAGCCATCCTGGACGGCGCGACCCTCAACCCCCGCGTGGTCCTCACCGCCGTCGCGGCCACCGCCATCGCCGGCATCGCCGCCGGGTTCGCCGCCAGCATCAGCCGGTCCTCGGCCAGCGTGCCCAGCGGCAGCCCCTCGACTACCAGCAGCGCCCCCATCGCCCAGGAGGCCGCCACCACGGCCAGCAACAACGTCGTCATCCCCACCACGCAGGTCACGGTGGGCGGGAACGCCGACGGCTTCATCAAACTCGACCGCGCCGCCGACAAGCTCCTGGAAGCCGCAGACGTCCTCAGCAAGGGGGTGGACGTGCGCATACAGACCGAATCGCGCAGTGGGCGGTTCGTGAGCCTCGCCTACGACCTGGCCACGGGAGGTCTATGAGCTACGAACTGAAGATCTGGACCGCCAACAAAGGGCTGCTGCTGAACACCATCACCCAGGCCGCTGCCGGCGGGCTGGAGGATGGCTTCAAATGGCAGCTCACCAGCGCCGGGGACACCGTGCAGCTTGAGGGGACCGGACGGAACGATCGCCTGCGGATCGCGCCGCGCAGCGTCGTCTCCCTGAGCGTGGACAGCGAACCTGCCTTCTACGGCATAGTCCCGGACCCGCCTGCCGCCAGCAACCAGGAAACGGACACATGGCAAGTACTGGGCGGCCGCGAGGCTCTGCGCTGCACCCTGATGGACGGCGTGGTGTACCGCAACCAGGGGGTCTACACCATCGCCCGCCACATCTTCAGCCGCCTGACTCCGCCCACCCTGACCTACGACCCCACGCTGATCGGTGACGGCAGCGGCACCGACACCGGCCCGATCATCCCGCTGTACTACGCGCCCACCAGTGACCTGAGCACCGTCCTCAGTGCACTCGGCAAGGCCGCAGGTGTACCTGGCGGCGTCGATGTACGGGGCCGGATCTTCCTCGGACGCCCGGCCGCACCTCCCCGTGTCATCGCCTACGCGGGCCAGCCGTGGCGCCAGCTGCGCGTCCAGGGACGGGAGGCCGTGACGGAGGCGGTGCTGCGGGCCGTCAGTGCCCCCAGCCTGCCCAGCGGTGCCAAGCTGCGCAACAACTACCTCCCGCGCACCGTCACGGTCGCTGCGCAACACGCTCAGCACAGCCTGTACCTCGCATCGAAGAGCGTGGAGCCGCCAGACGGTGTCAGCGTCGTCACTGGGCTGTACGTGACACCCATGACCGGGTCTCAGCATCCCAGCAACCCGGCTCCCATCACCAACGCAGGCAACATGGTCGACGGCGACCCGGACACCTACGCAGAGGTGCCCATCGGGTTTGGGAACCTGATTTTCATGGAAGCTCCGGCCAGCCGCGTGATCGGGTATCGGCTGACATACAGCCTCCCGGACTACAAGCGCCTCGCCGACTTCGATGTGGGCACCTACACCCGGCGCGGAGATTTCGATACGACCCTCTACCTGCCGAACACCGACTCCCGGCAGACCGTTGTGGTCATCATCCCGCCCGGCGCGGACACGACGGGCAACACCTGGTACACCAACGCAACAGTCGAAACTTCGGTGTACTCCACGCCGCCCAGCCCGCCCGTAGTGATGCGCATTTACGACTTCCAGCTGCTGAGCGTTGATGACGTCACCGCCCAGCGCGTGGCCGAAACGTTCCTGCAAGTCCCGTTCACCACGCCCGCAGAGATCACCCTGCCCGGCCTGCTCTCACCCAGTCCGCAGGTCACGGTTACCGGCTCGCCCGACGGTGACGTGACGGGCGACACGGCCCTGTGGGAGTACACCCATCAATCCGACGAACTGCGCAGCACCCGCATCCGCCTGGGCAGTGACGGGCAGAGCGACGTGGGCCGCGCCATCAAGTTCGCGCTCAAGGGGGCCTGATGGCCGGAGAGAACCGTTACGTCCTGCGTAAGCCGGACAACAGCACCTACACCCTCCCGGCAGATGCCAAGGTCGCGCAGGGCGACGGCGAGACACTCCAGTACCGCCTGATCCGCGCGGTGGAATCCGACGAGTGGGAGGAGGCCGGCGACGGCCGCGCGGTCCCCACGCCGCTGGTACTGGTGTGCACGATCGAGGCCAGCACCGAAGCCGCCGCGAGTGCGGAAGCCACAGCCCTGTGGGAGTTTGCGAAAGCCTCCCGGCGACTGGAACGCGACGGCCGCGTATACCGCCCGTACCGCGTCCCGCTCAGCTTCGTGACCGTCCACCAGGCCGGCGATCAACACACCTGCACCCTCACGCTGCTGCCCAGTGGTAGCCGGTGGCTGTCCATCGCAGACGACACCCCCCGCCTCTTCTAGGAGACCCCATGGATGACCTGACCAAGAGCCTGATCCGCGACATCATCCGCGAGGAACTGTCCGCCCAGCTGCCCAGCCTGCTGCGCGAGATCGCGCGCGGCGCCACCGGCCCACAGGGCGACCCCGGACCGACAGGTCCCCAGGGACCCCAGGGAGAACCAGGGGAATCCGGCCCGCCCGGACCCGCGGCGAACCTCGAACCCCTCGAAGTGCAGATGCAGCTCTGGATGGACGCCGCCGAAGCGCGCCTGACCAACTTCGTGAACGCCACCGACACGCGTATCAGCAGCCTGCTGGCCGCCATTCAGATCAAGGGAGGTGCACAGTGAAAGCCAAATTGATCGGCATGAGCGCCTACCAGGGCACCCCCACGTCCGGCACCCTGCGCATCTACCGCGCAGGGCGCTACGAAGACGGCCAGGGGAACGCCGCCGTTCGACTCGAAGAATTCAAGTGGCGGGCCGGCACTGCTGGAGCACGCGGCAGCTGGGGAGACCCGTTCAACCCCGCCGTTGACGCCTACACCGTCGTGAGCGCCGCCGGTGAGCCTGCACCTGTCGAGGGGCTGTTCGAAGAGGTCTTCGTCTACGCCGACGGAAGCGAACGCCGCAGCCTGTACCGCAAGAACCTGATCGCCACGAACCTCGCGGGCACGGAGTTCGACTACACGGAGCCGCAGGGCGTCACGACCTACTCCGGGAGCGAACCGCTGACCTTCCAGGCCGCGCGTGACCTGCTGACCGAAGGAACCACGAAGCTCGCTGAGATGGAACAGGCGCTGGCCGATAACGCGCAGACGCAGGCAGAGATGGGCCTCACTGCCGTACCCAATGAGGCAGCGCTGACCGGGAAAACGGTAGGCGGTTACCGGGTAATCAGCACGAATGAACGTGTGTACTGGAGCGGCACTGCCATCACGGCCCGCGCCCCTCTCGCTGCCGCTGACGCCCTCGCCGCCCGCGTCTACCGCGTCCCCCTCATCCCTGGCGGCACCGCCGCGCAGAACGCCGCGATTGCCAGCGCCGTCCACGCCGCCGCGCCGGACGGGAGCCGCATCGAGTACCCCCGCGACGGGCTCACCTACGACATCGGCTCCGTTGACCACATCCCCGGCAAAACGCTCGTCGTCGACCTCACCGGCACGCGCCTCATCTGGCATTCCGAAGGCCCGCTGGGACGCCCGTTCCTGCACATGGCCGGAACGCAGGGTGCCAGCCTGACCCTGACCGCCTGCACTGAGGGGAGCCGCACCGTGACCCTCGCCACCGCTGGAGATGCTGCTGCGCTCAGCGTGGGCATGTGGGTGCGCCTGGGCGACAAATACACCACCTGGGCGTGGGATAACCCGGACGGCACCGTTCCCGCCGGACGGGCCGGAGTGGGCAGCAGCAGTTACACCGACCGCTACGAGTGGACGCAGATCACGGCCATCAGCGGCGCGACCATTACGCTCGCCAAACCGATTGAGTGGAGTTACAGCGTCACGCCCTACCTGATCCCCTCGCCCACCCCGCTCAACTCCCCGCAGGTGATCGGCGGGGCGGGCACCCTGATCCGTGAGGTTGATCCGGGCGGCGGGGCGCGGGTGGGGCCGCTGGTGGGCACGCAGGCCCCGCACATCATCCACATCGAGCGGGCCGTGACGCCGCGCGTAGAGGGCATCACGCTGGACGGCTGGCAGATGCACGCCGTGTGCATCCACGAGAGCTATGACCCATTTGTGGCACAGATCAACGGCACGCGGCCATTCAGGCCGCAATTTGGCGGCATGGGCTACCTCGTGCGTCTGGACCGCGTGACGCGGGGGCACGTGTGGAAGAGCACGAGCCTGGGCGTGCGCCACCATGTGGATTACGTGCAGTGCTACGACAGTGGCAGCAGCGAAAACACCGCGCAGGACAACGCCAATACCGCCTACCTGCTGCACGGTCTGGGCAGCAAACGCTGCTACAGTACCGACGACGCCGCAACCGGCGTGGTGGGCTGGGGCGCGGGCAACACAGCGTTCTCGGCTGATTACGGGTACAAGATCACCCGGCCCAAATACACCGGCACCGGCCTGCCCTACGTGTTCATTGCGACCGCAGAGGACATGGAGGTCATTGACCCGGAGTTCACGACCTCCCAGCGCGGGGGGCTGATGGCAGACGGCGCACAGCGGCTCATCCTGCGCGGCGGCACCGTGGACACCCGACGCAGCACCGACCAGTTCGGCGGTGCGGGCCTGCTGGTGCGGAACAAATACCTGCTGGCGAGCACGTACCCCCTGCCGCCCGGCGACGTGACTGTCGAGGGCACGAAATTCCTGAACACTGACGGGTACGGCAACGGCATGCTGATCGGCAGCGCGGGCCGCGTGAGTGTCCGCAACGTGGAATTCACGGGCGGGAACTACCAACTGCAACTCAACGACACCGCGCCCAGCGAGGTCGAAGTGATCGGCACGATTCACAAGGGCGGGTACTTCGCGCCGTACTACAGCACCGTTGAACCCACGGGACGGCACCTCGTAGACGGTTTGAAGGAGTTGGGCACGCCCAGCGTCAGCAGCGTCAAAATCGTGCTCAACGCCCGCACGACCATCCGGGGGAGCAGGCTCACGCAGGCGCTCTCCACCCCGAGCGGCATGAGCGTCACGCAGGCGCTGGACGCGGGCGCGGTCATCACAGACAACACCCCCAACACCAACGACCGTATCCCTGCCAATGCATCCTGGCTGGCGCAATTCCTGTCCGGGATTCAGGTCAAACTCGCCGGACTCGTGATGAGCCGAGCGGCGGGCAGCAACACGGATCTGACGTTCCAGATTGACGGATTGGCCCGGTGGATTGTCCGGCACGGGTCGGGCGGCGATCTGGAGATCATGCGGCGCAGCGCAGCGGGCGGCGTGCTGGACAGTCCGATCTACCTGCCGTGGGCGTCCGGGGCCATCGTGCTCAACGCGGCGTGGGATAAACCCATCAACGCGGGTGGCACGCGCCTGTGGACGGACGCGGCTGGGCGTCTGCGGATCAAAAATCTGGCCGCACCCACGTCAGACACAGATGGGCGCGTGGTGGGGCTCAAAAAACTGACGGGCACCACGAGCGGCACCATCGGCACGACGATCACGGTGGCGCACGGGCTGGGCTACGCGCCCACAGACGTGATGGTGAGCAGCAGGGGCGCAGGGGCGGTGTACTACACGGCGGTAGACGCCACGAACGTCACGGTGGCAGCGACGGCAGCGAGTATCCCGTTCGACCTGTACGTCGGCTGATCCCACACATTCAAACTCAGCAAAAACGAGAAACGGGCCGCAGATGCGGCCCGTTATCGGTTCGAACTCAGGACGCCGCAACCACCGCCCCCGCCGCCCCTTCGTCGTCATCCCACGTCGCCAGCGCGTCCGTCAGCTTCCGGTTGTTCAATTTGGCGTACGCCTCGGTCGTGCCCACACTGCTGTGGCGCAGGTGTCTGGCCACCACGAAGATGTCCCCGCACTGGTCCAGCAGCATCGTCGCCGATGCGTGTCGGAGGCCGTGAACCTGCCTCTTGGCGTACTGGACGTCCGCGTGGTGGCACAACGCCCGCAGCACCAGGCGCACCGTCTTCGGGTTCTGCCACGGCAGGACATGTCCGCTCCGGTCCCCGGCCGGCACCTGCTCCAGCGCGGCCGTCAGTGGCTGCGACAGGTGCACGGTCGCCGTCTTTCGCCCTTTCCCCGTGATCACCATGGTTCGCTTCAGGAGGTTGACGTGCTCCCACCGCAGACTGGTCAGCTCCGCCATTCTCAGCGCCCCGTGCGCTCCCAGCAGCACCAGGCGCGTTTCGTCCGGATCGGCGATCGCCAGCAGCGCGTCGATGTCCTCGCGGCTGTACGCCTCCCGCTTGGTCCAGCGTTCCTCGCGGTCCTGCGCCCTGGGGGTGTCGGCGAACGGGTCCGCGTGCAGGACGCCCGCCCAGCGCAGGGCGCGGTACAGCGCACGTGCGGCGCTGCGCCTGGCGTTGATGGTGCCCGGCTTCACCCCGGCCCGCTCGAGCGCCCGGATGTACCCGATCGTCAGGTCGGTGTCGTGCTCGCACAGCCGCTTCCACCCGAGGGGCAACGCGTAGGCGAGGTAGGCGCGGACGCCTGTGGCGTAGGCGCGCATCGTGTGCAGGCTGGTGTGCGCCCCGCCACGCCCGTAGGACAGCAGGTTGTGCATGGTCAGGCTGACCAGGGTGGGCACGTCCCGGCGTTTCAGCGCCTGGCGCACGATCTTCTCGCGCTTCTCTCGCGTCAGGCTGTCCCAGTAGTCATGGGGCATGGACGCCACTGGCGTGGTGCTAGTCTCTTTCATGCTGTACCTCCGACAAGGTGCAGAGGCCCTGGGCGCTGGAACGCCGCGAGGGCCGCTGTTCGTTTAGTCTACCCGATAAGTCTTAGTGAAAAATATGTTCAGGCCGTAGGAGGTCCCCGTGGCCCTTGATCCGACGCTCGACACCTACGCCCTGGCTGTGGTCGCTGCCGCCGGTGTGGTGGCCGCCGGCATGCACGCCACAGCCCTCGCAGGCAGCGGCAAGCCCTGGCCCGCCCGGCGCGTCCTGACCGCCAACCTCATCAGCACCGCCGTCGTGGGCATGGCCGTGGCGGAGGGTGCGCGGCATGTCCCGCTCTCGCTGGACCTTGTGCCGGTCCTCCTGGTCGCCGCGATCGCCGGCCACACCCTCGGGCCGCGTGGCCCCGGCTGGCTGTTCCTGGTGATCCTCTCCGCCATCAAGCGCCTGCCGGGCGTGCCGGACGATCTCCCGCCGCCGCCCACCGACCCACAACCGCCTGAGTTGTCCGGCACCAAGGAGCCCGCCGATGCTTGAACTTGCCCAGGCTTGGAACGCCGCCTACAACGGCCCCATCATCACGGACCCCGTGCTGGGGTACATCGTCACCAGCGTCCTGCGCGTCCTGCTGGCGTGGTCCGCCCTCGTCATGCTGGCCGCCCTGCAACGGTACCTGCGCGTGGCCTTCCCCCCGCCCCACACGCCCAGCAACGTCGCGTACTGGCTGCGCTGGTGGCTGTGGCTGCGCCTGCGGGAGTTCCCGGACCTGAAGGTCGGTGCGGCCCTCAGTGCTCTGCTCCTGGTGCTGCAAGTCCCCGCCGGTGTGGGCGGCGCCCTGGCCGGCGCGTCACCGTATCTCCTCCTGGTGTACCCGGCGTTCACAGTGCTGCTGATCGGTCTCGCCCGCTTCGTGAATACTCTTACCACGCGTCTTCGCCCCCTTTCCTAATCCACTCACTACCCCACGCACCCGCGCCGCAGGCCGGGTGCGTTTTTCACGCCCTGGAGGCCCCCGAGATGACGAAGTACCGCGAAAAGATCATCGTGCTGGACCCTGGCCACGGCAGTACGCGTGGCGTGCTGGGCTACGACCCTGGCTGCGTACACGGCGACCGCACCGAAGCGGACGCCAACCTCGAAATGGCCGTCACGCTGAAGTTCCTGCTGGTAGGGCGCGGATTCCGCGTGGTCCTCACCCATGACGGGAACGACGGACCCAAGCCGGATCTCTCCTGGCGTACGCGCATGGCCGCCGGGCTAGGCGCGGCTGCGCTGATCAGCCTGCACTGGGACATGGTCTTCAAGCCGTCCCGTCACCGCAGCGGCGTCTATCACGCCCCTGGTGAGCCCAGTCGGCGCCTCGCGCAGCTCATCGCGCCCACCCTCAAGCAGGGCGCGGCCAGCTGGTGCGAACCCAGCAGCCACAGCCGGTTCAAGGGCCTGTACATCGACGCGTTCCCGGACAGTCGACCCGCCGTGATGATCGAGTTCGACAGCCTCATGCACGCGCCCCCCACGGGTACCGCCGGGAAGGCCGCCCGCATCGCCATGCTCACGCCAATCGCTGACGCGATCGCCCGCGCCCTGTAGGTCCGCCCGCGCTCCGGCGCGTTCCAATCCGCCCAGGCCCACCACGGTGGGCCGTTCCCGTCTCTGGAGAACACGATGAAAAAGCAGCTTCTGACCCTTCTGACCGGCACCCTCGCCCTCGGGGCCGCCACTTCCACCCAGACCGCCGCGCTGGACGCCTGGGCTGATCACTACCTGCCGGATCTGCTGCGCCAGGGACAGGCCATCCTGCGCGGCAACGTCACCTACGACAGCCTGGGCAAGCTCGCGGAGTCCGCCGTGAAGGCCGCTCAGGAGCTTCAGGGAATCTTCGCGGGCACCAGCCGCGCCAAGATCGCCCAGGCAGTGTTCGTGGTGGCCGCCCGCGCCGCCCTGCCGGACGGGATCGAACGCTGGGTGCTGCCCTTCCTGGAAGGTGAGGCGCTGGCCGCCCTGATCGAGTCCGCGTTCCTGCGCGTGTTCCCGGCCCCCGTCGTGGATGCTGACGACGTGGCGCCCGGCGGTGTGCAGTGATGCGGCGCGCTCTCGCGCTGGCGTGCCTGCTGACGCTGGCCGCGTGCGCACCAGCGGCCGTTCCGAGCGTGGGAGGTGGCGCGGTGGCCGTTGTGGATCCCAGCGACGGCGGCCGCGCGTTCCTGTCCGCCACGTGGGGCGAGTACTCCAAGGTGGCGTTCTACGCGGGCAGCCTGGACGCCTACGACCTGGTGCTGCGCGTGAGCGGCGACGGCCTGCGCATCAACACGCCGGAGTACTGCCGCGTCGACGTGCGGGACATCCTCTGCACCGTGCCCCAGCTGCCCGCAGGCCGAAACTTCGTGCTTCCCATGCGCGGCAGCCGCCTGAGCGCCGTCGCCACGTACAAGCGCGCCAGCGGCAGCACGCACCGTGCGCAGGTGCGCCAGTGACAGCACCAAGCGTCGGCCGGATCGTGCATTACGTGGCGTACGGCACCCCAGGCGGCGAGTACAAGCCAGAGCATCGGGCGGCCATCATCACCCAGGTGGGAGAGGGCGGCGCGGTCGGACTCTGCGTCCTCAACCCCACAGGGCAGTTCTTCAACACAGCGGTGCAGGAAGATCAGAGTGGCCAGAAGCCGGGCACCTGGCACTGGCCTGAGCGCGAATAGGCACGGACAACTTGCGCCGAAGGCAGACGCCCCCGCAGATTTGCGGGGGCGTTATAGACTCTCGAAACCGAAGATCAGAGCAGTTGCTCACCGGAGTGTATGAAAAGAATTATCTGTCAATCTGGAAAGAAATACGTGTCAACGGCAGTGACACTTAATTTGTTCGAACTTTGACAGTTAATTTTTCGCGTGACAAAAAGGGGGGAGCGCCCCGCAGGACACTCCCCCTCCTTCCGGACGCCGGTTTACTCGGCGGCTTCCGCGCTGCTCTCTTCGGTGCTGGCCTCTTCGGCGGCGGCTTCGGTCTGACCGCCCGCCAGCTGCGCAATGGCCTGCTGCAGCGCCTTCTCGCGCGTCAGGCTGATGTAGTACGAGTTGATGCCGTTCGGCCCGAGCTGCTTGCTCAGGTCGGCGGGGCTCAGGCCGTTCGCCTGCGCCAGGGCCGTCATGGTCTGGTTGAACTCGGCGTCGCTGACCTGAACGTTCAGGTCCTCGGCCAGTTTCTCCAGGGCCAGGTCACGCTTCACGCGGGTCTCGGCGTTCTTGCCGAGGTCCGCCATGAACTCGTCGAGCTTGCCCTGCTCCTTCATGAAGGCCTCGTACTCGCCCCACTTGACGCCCTGGCGGCCCAGGTCGTCCTGGATCTCGGCCTGCATCGCCTCACGGCGGCGGTCCAGCAACGCCTGGGGAATGTCGGCCGTCATGCCGGCGACGAGGTGATCGATGAACTCCTCGCGGCGGGCGGCCTCGCCTTCCTGGGTGGCGCGGCGCTCCAGCTCGGCCTTCAGGTCGGTGCGCAGGCGCTCCAGGGACTCGAAGTTCAGGCTCTTGGCGAACTCGTCGTCCAGTTCCTGCAGCTTCTTGGTCTTCACGTCCACGATCTTCACCGTGACGGTGTGCTCGGCGTGCTCGTGGTCGCCGTGCTGGTGGGCGGGCACGGTGATCTCGACGGTGTCACCCTTGTTCTTGCCCAGCAGCGCGTCGCGCACGTGCGCCTCGGCGACGTCCAGGTACACGGGGTACGTGCCGCCGTCCTCGCCCTGCTCCTCGATGGTCACCTGATCGCTGGCCTCGATGGCGCGGTCGGCGTCGTCGAAGGTCGCGTTGCGTTCCTGCAGGTCGCTCAGGGTGCGGTCCAGCACCTCGTCGGTGATCTCGGGCGCGGCGGCGCTGAGGCTCAGGCCGCTCCAGTCCGCGAGGGTCACTTCGGGGTAGGTCTCGCCCTTGACGGTGAACTCGAAGGCCTGGCCGCTCTTGAGGGGCTGGGGGTCGATGTTGGCGTCCACGAGGCTGAGCTTCAGTTCGCGGGCAGCCTGGGAGTAGTGGGTTTCCAGCAGGCGGTCACGCACTTCCTGCTCGACGTAACCCTTCCCGACGCGGCCCTCGATGACCTTGCGGGGCGCCTTGCCGGGGCGGAACCCGGGGACGCGCACGTCGCGCGCCAGTCCGGCCCACACCTGGTCGTATGCGCGGTTCACTTCGGCGGCCGGCACCGACACCTTGAATTCCACCTTGTTGCCTTCTCTGCTGATCAGCTCTGCCAT